TGAAGAAAAACGATTGATAGAATTGCACGAAAGAAAGAAAAATTTAGAAAATCAATGGGCGTTAGAAGATGCTACAACTCTTGAAGAAAAAAAGGAAGTTAAAATAGAACAAGAAGAGGAAAGATATGCAGCAGAATTAGAGGCACAAATATTATCTGATGAAGAAAAGGAATTTGCTTATAAAGAACATAAACGAAAGTTAGCCGAAATTGATGAAGAATATAAAGAAAATAAAGCAGTTGAACAAACTGAATCAAATGATGAAGAAATAAAAGGATTTACTAAAGTTCAAAAGAATAAAATGGCACAAACTGCCGCATATTTGGCAGCAGCAAGTTCAGTGATTAAAGCTATAAGTGCTTTACAAGACCAAAAAATGCAGAAGGAGTTGAAAGACGCTGAAGGTAATGAGGCGAAACAAGATAAGATTAGAAGAGATTACGGTAAGAAGAAAAAAGCGATGGCATTAACAACTGCAGCTATTGATACAGCAAGTGCAATTTTGATAGCGTTAGCATCAATACCACCACCAGCAAGTTATGCTATGGCAGCAATCGCAGGTGTTATGGGCGCTATTCAAATAGCTACAATTGCAGGTGCCACTTATAGAAAAGGTGGAGTTTTAAGTGGTCCAAGTCACGAACAAGGTGGTATATTAACACCATTTGGTGAATTAGAAGGTGGTGAAGGTGTAATAAACACAACATCAATGAGTACAAGTAGTGCTAGAAATATGGCTTCAGCTGCAAATGTTGCAGGTGGTGGTCACGATTTTTCAATTGGTGATGGTTCTATAAATTTATCATCAGGTTCAATTGCAGCAATTGTTGGAGGAATAAATAATAAACAGGTTTTCGTTAGTGAAACAGATATTACAGAAACACAAAATAGAGTGGCTGTGATCGAAGAAATAGCTACACTATGATAGAAGTAAATATAAATATAACATTAAGTAAAATATTAGCTTTTACAATTTTAATGATTGGATCTATGTATGCTTTTATGACAAATGACTCATATGTGTTGATAAGTACTTTTGGTTCAGCATCAGCAATTATAACTGTTAAGACTTTTACAGAATCAAGAGAAAGACAAAAGAAAATAGAACATCCTGAACCACCACAAAATAGTGATGGTCCAAATATTTAAAAAATAATAATAGAATAATGGCAGATTTAAAAGTGATAGAATTAATTGTAAATGATGAAGATGAAGATGTTATATCAGCGATGGGTTTTGTAATGTTCCCAGCAATCGAGGAAAACTTTATATATTTTAATGATGATAAACATAATTATGTTTTTGGTGTAGAGGATAAAGAACAAGGAATAATTGTTAGTCCAGCTATGATTGCCGAAAAGAGAATTTATAGATATGATGAAACAACTAATGAGGAATATAAGGTATTTTTCAGTGCTGAAACAATTTCTAAATTATCACAGAAGTTTTTAATTAGTAATAATTTTAGAAATAATACTTTACAACACGAAAGACCTATAAATGATATAGATTTAATATATTCTTGGATTGTGATGAATGAAAATGATTCTATAATGTCACATTATGGATTTAAAAATATATCCAAAGGTAGTTGGGTTGTTGCTTATAAAATTAATAATGAAAAGATTAAAGAACAAATTAAATCTGGTGAAATTCGAGGCATCAGCATCGAAGGATATTTAACTGAAAAATATAGTAAATTATTAAATAACGATGAACAAATGCTTAATGATATAAAGGACTTACTCAAAAATAGTTAAAATTGTTGATTTTTATATAAATAAGTATAAAAAATAAATTCTAAATATGATGAAAGATACTAAAACCATCTTAAACAAAATCAGAACAATTTTAGCAATGGATCCAATTAAGGAAAAGGTTGTAGAAATTGTAGAAGAAGTTGTAGAAGAGGTTAATTTAGAGGAAGCAGAGGTTAAGATGGCTGAAAGTACACTTGAAAATGGTGATGTTATTTACTATGATGGTACATTAGGTGTTGACACTCCTGTATTTAGTGATGGCGACTTAACTGTTGCCGTAGCAGATGGTACTTTTGTTCTTGATAATGGTGATACTTTTGAAATTGTTGAAGGTATTGTAACTGTTTTTACTCCTTTTGAAGAAGAAGTTGTAGAAGAAGTTGTTGAGGAAGAAGCACTTGAAGAAGAAAACTTTGAAGAAAAGTATAACGAATTAAAAACCGTTGTAGAAGATTTGAAGAAGAAGTTGGAAAAGTTTAATGAAACTGAAGTACAACTAAAAGCAGAAATTGAAAAGATGTCTGCTATTCCAGAGGTCGAAAGTATTACACAGAAACCACAGGATACAATAGAATTAACCGATATTGAAAAAAGGTTAAGTACTCTTGATGCAATTAGAAAATTGCAAAAAAATAAATAAATAAAATGAGTAATAAAAAATATGATTTCGCATGGAGTCAGTCGTTGACTGATTACACCAACGAGAACACAGGTTTAATTGCAACAGCTTTATATTCAGCACCAACTATTGCTTCGGGAATAGAAATTCTTGTTGGTCAAAAAGGAGATGTTAAACTGAACACACTTGATCATAACCTTTATTTACAATCAGCTGCTTGCGGTTGGACTGTATCAGGTGATACTAAATTGGAACAAGTTTCTGTTTCAGTATGTAGTAATGATTATAAAGAAGCTTTATGTCCAAAGACTCTCGAACCAAAATGGTATGGACAATTAATGGCTAAGGGTTCAAACCCAGAAACTTTCCCATTCGCACAATATATTGTTGAGAATAAAATGGGTGCTTTGGAAGCAGAAGTTGATAGAATGTTCTGGCAAGCTGACAGTACTAACGGTTCAGGTAACCTTGCGTTATGTGATGGTATCGGTTCTTTCCTTTCAGGAGCAACTGGTGACGTTTATGTAGCCGCAGCATCTGGAACTTCAACAGCATCAACTATTAATGCTAAAGTTCAGGCAATGATTGATGGCGTAGATGAAAGAGCTTACACAGAAGGTGATTTAACACTTTATATGAGTGTAGCTAACTTCAAATTTTACGTACAATATTTGATTAGTGCAAATCTTTACAACTATGCACAAAATGTAGCTGGTAAAACATTAGAAGTTACTATTCCTGGTCACGATATCAAAGTTCTTGGTGTTGGTGGATTAAGAAGTACAACTTTTATGTATTTAACTCCTGCATCTAACTTGGTGTTTGTCACTGATTCTATGGATGATGGTGATTTGGATATGTGGTACAGTCGTGATAATGTAGAAGTAAGATTACTTGGATCATTTAAATTTGGTGTTGGTGTTTACTTTAACGAACTTATGGTTCATAACAATGAAAACTTACAGTAAAATTAAGGAAATAGAGTGGTGGCGATTTGTCACCACTCACCTTCAAAAAATAAATAAATAAAATGGGTTGTATAACAATACAAGGATATACTAAAGGATGTGATAGTTCTTACGGTGGAATCAAAAAAGTAGCAATCTATGAGAAGGCTGGTATCAACACCACAGGAATGACAGTAACAGATGGATTAATTTCTGTTATTGAAATTTATAGTGGATATACTGGATATACTTATGATTTTCTGAAAGACAATTCAAATTGGACTGAAGCAATTGTGGGTGATGGCGTTGTAGCTACAGTTCACTGGACTCCAATAGTAAATTTGATGTTTAAACGAATGAGTGTAACTTTAAGAAATGAGATTATGGAATTATCGAAAGGTGATTTGGTAGTTTTCTTAAAAGATTATAACGACATCACTTGGATGATTGGTAGTGATAGAGGTTTACAATTAGCTGCTTCTGCAGGCGGAGCTTCTGGTAATGTACTTGAAGAAATGAATGGTGAGACAATCATCATATCAGGTTCAGAAACTTACAAAGCATATGTAGTAGATTTAACAGCTGTTGGAGATCCTCTTGAATCATTAATGGGATAATCCTTCAAAATAGATTTTGAAAAAAAGAGTGTTAATTAATTAACACTCTTTTTTTATGTTTAAAAACTCACAATTTTTATATATATACTCGAAAGAATTAGATAAAAACTAAAAAAAAAGTAATATTATGTCGTTAAGATTGCCGTATAATAATGAAAATCAAACAATGTTCGTTCTAACATTAGATGAAAGAGCCGATGTTACTTTAATAACAGGTGAAACATATTCAATTCAGTTCACAAATGATTTAACAGATGATATATTAAGTTCATCTATTGTAGATAACAGTTCATATCCAACTAAATATAACAAATTTTTCATAACAACCAATTTAACTGGTGTAACATCACAGAATATTCCATTCGTAAATGAGGGTTGGTACACTTATAATGTATATAAATGGGCTGATAGAGTAACAAAAACAAACTTATTAGAGTTTGGACAAGCATATTTATATGATAATGAGAATAATGTTGAGAATACACCAGCAGATTCTATTATTTATGAAGAGGATAAAGATAAGTATGTTTATAAAAGATAAAAAATAAAATATTAAAATGGAATTTAATTCAACAGAAAAAAATACTGAAAGATTTCTTTTTTCAGCATTATCACATCAGGAAGAAATTGTTCTGCCAACTTTTAAAGAACAGAATAATTTAGAATGGGTTAAATATGGAGCTGATAATATGTTCCCAAATGAATTGTTATCATTATTTGAGAGATCAGGAATCCATAATGCTATAATTGAAACTAAAACAAGAATGATGTCAGGTGATGGTATTATTCAAGATGTTGAAGAAGAAGAATATAGTGAAAAATCCCAATTATTTATAGATAATGCTAATCCATTAGAAAGTATGGACGATATTTATAAAAAATGTGCTATGGATTATGAATTATATGGATTAGCTTATGTTGAAGTTCTTTGGGGAAAAGGAAGAAAGCAAATTGCTGAAATTTATCATATGGATGCTTCTAAAATAAGATGGAATAAAATTAACAATAAAGGTAAAGTTGATACGTTTTGGTATTCAAGAGATTGGGATAATTATAGAAAAGGAAGTTATGTTCCAATTGAAATTCCATTATTTAATAATGGAAAAGAAGCTAGAGAACTTATACCAATTATAAGATATACCCCAGGTGTTGAATATTATAGTTATCCAGATTATATTGCATCTGCAAAGTGGATAGCTATTGACACAGAAATTGGAAATTTCCATTTTAATAATTTAAAAAATGGAATGACACCGAGTGTGTTTTTTGGATTTCCAATTGGTGACACTACAAATGAAGAACGAAAAACTATTGTTGAAAAGATAGGTGAAAAGTATAAAGGTACGAATAACGCAAGTAAAGAAGTTGTTTCATTTTATGATGCAGAAGGTGATAAAGCTCCAGTAGTAAAAGTTCTTGAAATGAGTAATGCTGACAAGCAATATGATTTATTAAATAAGACAACTTTACAACAGATTTTAATTGGACACAAAGTTACTAATGAAAATCTTGTTGGAATTTCTACACCAGGTAAACTTGGTACTTCAAAAGAAGTTCTACAAAATTATCAACTATATTTTAATACAGTAGTTGAACCAGAACAACAAAAAGTTTTAAAGGCGTTCCAAAGAATTATGTTAGTTAATGGAATGAATGATATTAAGATTTTAAATAATACACCAATTGATGTTGAGTTCACTGAAAATGTTTTAAAAGAAATTTTAGATGAAGATGAAATGAGAGACATTATTGGTTATGAACCAAAAGATATTATAGATGAAAATAATATAATTGAAGATGAAAGTGGTGTAACTGTTGAGAATAAAAGATTTGAATATGACTTTGCTGGTGTTAGAACTATTGATAAAAATAATGCCAAGACAAAATTGAAAGATGCTAATTTGGACGATATGTATAATGTATATATGGAGAATTAAACGAGGCGAAAAAGAGAACTGCCCCAGTTGTTTAGAATTTAATGGTACAACCAGAACATTAGAAAATTGGTTGAAATTGGCAATTCCAGGACAAGTGAGTGGATATGATTTTGGAATAGGAACAAGTAAATTTCCTTATGGTGTTGATAAATTCGGCACGTACTGTGAGGCAGACTGCCAGTGTAGTTTGAAGAAAATAGGTAGAGCAAAATAAAAATAAATAAATAAAAATGAGTAATAGAATATATTTTTTATCAGTTAACGATTTAAAGGAATACACCACAGTTAATTATGCTGTTGATGATAAGCTACTTGAGAATAGTATAATTGATGCACAGCTT